AGACGCTGTTGGTGCAAACGCTCCACAGCAAACTTTGACAAAGGCAAGGTGTTCTCATCTTCCTTTAACTGGCTCACTGCAAAATCTTTGAAGCCTTACGAGTTAATAGGTCTTGAGTATCGTTTAGGGTCTGATCCTGTAAAACATGGCACTGGAGATTGCCTTTCGTTGGTTCGTACAGTATTGGGTCACTATGGTTTTACCGTTCCTAAAGGAGAGCGTGATTGGTATCGAAGATTAAAAAGAAAAGACTATAGTATCTTTTTTGAAGAATTAAATAGGTGGGGAGTTGAATCACCCCCTAAACTAGGAACAATTGGTCTTTGCAAATCAGATGATGCTTTGTATATGGCTGCGTTTTATGAGGAAGGATGGCTGAGTTACCAAAAAACATTAGGAAAGTCGGTGGTGAAATGGTTGCCGCTAGAAGCCCTTTCACTCGCAGGGTGCTACTTCCAACGGAAGCCGATCTCTGTAATGCCCTCGGAATAACAGAAGAAGAATATTTTCAATTCTTAGAAGGTGTAGCTGCAAAAGTAAAAGAACAACCTGAAGCGTATGGTTTAGTTCCTGGTATTTTTGCTGGACCTGGAGCAGGTGCTCTTGCTCTTTATCAAACAGTTGGAGGTGCAACAACTTTAACTTTTCTTGGTCAAGTTGCTGTTGGTGTTGCCTTAACTGCTGCTAGTGTTTTATTAGCACCAAAACCACCAAGTCAAAGACAAGGTACACAAGAAAGAACAGCAGATATAGGTGGTACTAAGAAGTTTGCACCGCAATTTAGTTTTAATAGTGTTCAAGATTTAGCAAACTTAGGAGATTTAATTCCTCTTGTTTTTGCTAATAGATCTGAAAACCCTGAAGGTGGTATCAGAGTTAATTCTCAGCTTTTATGGTCACAGATGGTTAGCTTGGGTCGTTATCAGCAATTAAAAATACTTGCTCTATTTTCGTTAGGGGAAATAGCTGTAAGGCCAGATTGGAAAGGTTATGCTATTGGTGATTTGTTAATAGAAAATTATCATTCAGATAAAATTTATACATTAAATTACGGTGGAATAGAAGGTACAAATATTCCTTTTTTAAGGGCTGGTGGTCCTATTCCAGATGATACTGTTTTTAAAGTTGATAACTTAAGGCATTTTTCAGGGACAAGGAACCCAACAACACAGGCAACATTTGGATTAAGTAATCCAATGCCAAACGCTACATGGTACAGATTGCCCTATCAATTAGTTAGAACTCAAACTGATATAAGTGATAAAGATTTAAGGCCAGCAGGAAGGATAACACTTAAGAAAAGAAGAAAGCTTCTTGGTGACTGGCCTATGGGGGCAGGTTTTATTTCTGGTGGCACTGCTGAACAAAAGAGGGGAGAAAAAGAAGTTCCTGTAGGGACTCAACTTGCTTATCAAATTGTTGGGTCATCACTCAACGATGAAAACGGTGCTCCTTTGCCGTATTCAGGAATTGCTTATGTACAAGATGCACCTGAAGGAGATGATTTAACTTCACATCCTCACGGCTTAGATGATGTAAATGCTGCAACAAAAACAGTAAGAGAAACAACTGATTCTTATCTTGCAATAGGAGAACAATATATGGCGGGTTCAGCGTTGGTTAGTTGTACCAGTATTCACGAAAAAGATATGTTACCTGGAGAGCCTTGGGATGGGACAGAAATTAGAGGAATCCATTTTAAAGTTATAGAACCTGGAATATATGAAGCAGTACCAAACGCCGAATTAGCTACGCATTTAAGCAATCCAAGATGGGAAAGACCTGCTATAGGTTTTCCCAAGGCTCCTTACTTTGAAGTGCAATCAGAAGATAGAAATAAATTTTATTATGAACAAGATCATGTAGATATTTTTAATCCTAATAGTCGATATGCTTTACAAAAAGTTAGTTTAGGAACTATTTCTAATAATAGAAAATGTCATATTACAGAAATAGGGATTAAATCAAAAGTATTCAAACAAATTCAATTTGCGAATGTAAATAGTAAACCAACAGAAGAAGAATTATATAAGATTTACGATAATAAATCTTCTTTACAGCTTGGTAATATCAATAAATATATTGTTAGATATAGTTTCTTTAAATTACAAGTACGGGCAATCGGTGAAGATAATTGGAAGTGGTTAAAACCCCATGAAGATATTACTGCTCATACGGGTTTGTTTTGTGTAAAGGGTAATACTCCAGAATTTCAATATAACTATATAAGAATAGATCAACCTACTTTTGGGCAGTATGAATATAGATTTTTTCCTTGGCCTGGGGCTGCTGTTATTAAAGAAGTAGAAGCTTACGAAGCATCTCAAAGACCAACACCTGTTAATGCAATTGTCTTAAATTCCAACGGATCAAGAGATCCATTAGATATTAGATCTTTTTATTGCAATGGTTTTACTGTTAAATTTGCAGGAGAAAAGTTTCATCGTTTAAGTAAAGAAACCTTAAGTAATTCAGAGTGGAATTTAGGAGCACCAAGTTATGTCAAGTTAATAGCAAGAACTAGCCGAGTTGTTGGATTTAGCAGCAATCAGCAAGGTTATCCTGCTAGTGAAGGGTATTCAATAAGTAATCTTCCACAGAGTTTTACAAGAGTAACTAGGAATGTATTTCCAGATAAGTTTTACTATCCTCCTAATCACGGTGGATATGTAAATGGTTCAGGTGCTAATGGAACAGTTATTGCAGCATTTCAGAATCATCCTGCCCCTGGCTTAACAACTTGGAGTTTGTTTATCAACGCTGCTGATGTAACTCCTCATATTGAGAATTACTATGACGGAAATGGAAGATGGACGGCTCCAGCTCATAACAATTATCAAGGTTCTGATCCTCAACAGGTGCGGTTTCATTACACAACTTTGCCTAGTGATGGTTCAAGAGGAGGCAAGTTTTCTGCAACTACGTATAAGATAAATCACCCTGGTTCGACTACGAAATTATATGGAGTAAAGAAGGACGAACAGTTAGATTTAGCTGAAACAAACGCAACAAAGAATAATGAAGAAGTGAGTGTTGATACAAACCCAGGAGATCCAGGTGCAGGTTTAAAAGTAAGGTTGACTACTTATGTTGTTGGTACTGGCAGTAGTCAAAAGTATTTTGCATATTGGACATTAGCCGAACCTGGCAATAATTATAAAGATGGACAAGAAGTATTTATTAGTGAAAGTAGATCTGGGTTAAATCAAAAAATTCGTTTTAATGTAAATCTTTCGAGTACTGATCCTGTTTTTAGTGATGAGATTTTAGATGAATTAAACCCTTACGATGCTGCTGCTGATATGTGGCAATATGAGGGAGATAGATCAAGTCATTTAGACGGGCCAGAACATCAAATAACATACTGTAATGAAATAGTTAGAACAGATAAGGACTCAACAACAACTATTGAACCCGAAGGAAGCCCCGCTACTTATGAAAATCTAGCTTACGCAGGATTAAGGATTAATAGTTCAAAAGAGTGGACAAATTTTAGTCAATTCTCTGCTTACTTTAAACAAGGAATTAAAGCTACAAGTTTGATTGACGGAACGAAAAAAGCAATAAATCTATTTCCCGAAATTGCTTATGCGTTGTTGACAGATAAAACGCTAGGAGCTGGAGCAGTTATCAGTGAATCTTCTGTTGACAAAGACAATATGGAAATTGCAGCAAAATTCTGTAAGGCAAACAAATTTTTTTGGGACGGAATGATTTCTAGCCGAGTAAATTTAAGGGAATTTATTTATCAACAAGCTCTTTACTGTTTATTAGATTTTACGATTATTGGAGGAAAATTTAGTTTATTTCCTGCTGTTCCTTATAACAGTGATTTCACTATTAATCTTGAAGGCAAACCAAAAATAAAAGCAATGTTTACTGATGGAAATATCAGTGATTTAAGTGTTTCTTTCTTATCTCCAGAAGATAGGCAAGCTTTCAAAGCAAATGTTCTTTATCGAGAAGAAGAAGAGAATGGTTTTCCAGAAATAAAGTCTGCTGTTGTTCGTTTATTTGGAACAAATCATGTAGATGATCCATTAGAAACTTTTGATTTAAGTGGTTTTTGTACTAATCGTATTTCTGCTTTATGGTTTGCTCGGTATACCTTAGCGTTACGAAAACATTTAGATCACACAATAAGTTTCAAAACTGCTCCTCATTACATTAACGGCGTTAGACCTGGTGATTACATTAGGGTTTTCTCAACAACACAACACGTTCAGCGATTCAACAATGGTGCAATTCTTGATGATGGAACTGTCGTAAGTAAAGACACAATTAGTGGTAGCAAGACTTTCTATTATTGGAATCCATCAACAATAGTGGCTGGCGAAATAATGCCAGTAACAGAAGCTACAGCGAATTTTTCAAGTCCATTACCTTCTCCATACAGAGGATCACTCTTTACAATCAAAGAATCAGAAGCCTCTGACCAATGCTACAAAGTAGAAAGTATTACTTTTGGAGATGATGGACTTGTGGAATTAACTGGTTCGTACGCAGAATTAACAGCAGACGGTAAACTGGCAATGTTACAAAACTGGTCTAATGTTGGTAGTCCTGTTTTTTATGAGGAGGATTAATGGCAACTGCAAGAGCTTTTCCAAGCATTAAACCAACTTCCAGAAGTTACAGCCCTGGACAATACCCAAGTACAAATTTTGAATCTTTAGACGGAACAAAAACACATATCCGCTACGGAAATAAAAGAGTTAATGCAACATTGAGCCTTGGTTTTTCAAATATTACTGATGCTAATGCTGCTTTGATTTTGGCTAATTATGAAGATGTAAATTCTGATTGGGATTATGTGACTTTTGCTTCTGCAAGTGGAACAGCAGGAGTAGATAGTACAAGCCTTTCTAATTATTTAAAAGAGTCTGGATCAGGGTTAAAGTGGCGTTATTCTGGGCCTCCTTCTGTTACAAGTACCTTTAAAGGTTTGAGTAATGTGAGCTGTAGTTTTGTTGCTTGCCTAGATGCCCCTTAGAATAAACACAACGTTTTGATTTTTTAGGTCGTGGCTTTTTATAGCGGAAAAGACGGACAGCTTTTTATTGACGGCTCACAAGCTGCCAAAGTTCAATCTTGGTCTTTTTCTAGTTCACAAGCTGTTCTTGAAACAACTTCTTTAGAAGACACCGACAGAACAATTGTTCAAGGAGTCAGAAGTTATAGCGGGAGTGCAAGACTGTTCTATTATCAAGCTTCTGCTGGTGCTGGTGGAGATGTTACAGACTTAATTGGTAAATGCATTAAAGCTGGAAGTGGAGCTGGTGACGGAACGGCTGCCGATTCTAGTTCTGCCTTGTTAAAACTAAAAATTGTTGATGGTTCTGCTAATGGTCGTTTCATTACTTTCTCTACTTTGATTACTGGAATATCAATGAATAGTGCTGTTGGTGAAGTTTTAAGTGCTGATATTAGTTGGGAATCAAATGGAGCACCTACAGAAGTATCTATCTAAATCATGGGTGTTTATTTTGGGCAATCGGGTGAAATAGCCCTTAAAAGA